ACCTTTTCGTCAGTATCTGTTTTGCCTTTCTGGGAACGAATAAGTTCGGTTTCAGCGGACTGTTTTTCCAAAGAACCGAATTTATACATTGCATCCATAGCATTAGATACAAGGCCAGTCATATTAGAATACGGATTATCACCACGGGCAGTAGTAACCTGACCCTGGGAACCACCAGCAGACGCGCCAGAAGGGCTTGAGGCTTGATTTTGTAAAGCCAGCATAGGATTTAACCCAGCGGCCCGCATATCGGCAGCGGAACGTTGATGGGCGGTATTCGACATTCTTTCTTGAAAGGCTTGTTGGGCAGATGTTTGTGAGGCCTGAAATTCACGGTTCCTTTGAGCTTCAGCCAAACTTGCTTCAGTCCCTCGAGCGGCGATCCACTCGTTAGACTGGTTTGTCTGGTGCTGCGCACCGGAACCGAGGAGACCTCCCAAAACGGAAGCCCCCCCAGCGATAATCGAGTCAATACCCATTAGAACCTCCCAAAGGTAGCGGGAACGCCATAGGTCATCATCGGACGTGCTTGCTTATAATCGAACCAGTAGTCGATCAGAATAGGAGCAGAGCCAGGTCCAAGGGACGCTAAAATACGTTCTACAGGGGTAACAGAAGGAACAAGAGTACCAAGACTAGGAGCGCTAACGAATTCTTCAGCTAAATGCCATGAATCGATATTCGTAGGAGCCACAGATCGGAAATAACCTCGGATTTGTGACGGGGAATATTTGTATTCAGCATAACGTTCTTGATAACCAAATACATCCTCATCAGTAGCGGTACCACTTGCATAAACTTCTTGAAGAAGAACAGCTTGCTCACCAATTTGTTGTAATTTAGGCCAGAAAAAGTCAAATCGGGTAGAACGTGACCACATTCTATGAAGGCCTTGTTGATAGGTCACTTCGCCACGGGCACGGGCAATACCAAGTACATAACCATGTTCGACAAAGGATTTAGTAAAACCAATAGCAGAACCAGAAGAAGCACCGGTAGCAAAAGCGGCAAGATTTCCTTGATAAGCAGAGCCAGAGGTCTGAGAGGTCTGAGCAACAGGGTGCATGTTAATTCGAACAGTACCACCACCAAGAAATTCAGAACGCTGTAAACGAAAGTCAGGAGATACAACATTATAGTGCGATAAAAGGATTTCAACATAACGGGTTCCACCACGAGCATCAAGTTCTAGAATAGATTGAATTTGCATAGCTTCACGAAGGTCGTTGATAGTTCCAACAACACTATTAGCGATATCAGCTTCAAGACCGGTATTAGTACCAAAGCGGGTATTTTCATTTCCTGTAACACCAGCACCAGCCAAAGTAAGACTATTAAAACCACCGGACAAAGACGTCCTCAAGGTTTGATTAGCATTGGTTGTGTTTGTGAAATTAGGATTGGTGCCATCAGAAATAATTGGGATATCGGTAGCCCAAGGAATATCGACAGCTGTCCCTTTTTGAGGCCAAGGAAGACAAGACGTAAAATAGTCATGTTTTTTATTAAAATCAAGAAGACTATAATCAGATTGGGCATCAGGTCCATTATCAGTATAAAGAGGTTCAGAGTTTTGAAGATTTTGATCTCTATACCAATCATTAAAGATTTTCACATAAGATCGGAAAGGGAGGGCATTAACATTCATTGCAGCCGTAAGATTTTGAATAGGCAAACCCATATGATCGTAAATAGTTGCAACAGAAGTGCCGGCACCACCATCGTAAGGCAAGGTAGGTATAATAAAGTCGGTACTATCGCCAGGATTATCTTGGGCTCCACAGAATTTTTCCCAGTTGTCCCAGACTAATCGCATGGGCACGAAGAAAAAGTGGAAGTCCATATATACGTTATCCATAATAGGATTAACTAACACGTTTAAACGGGCGAATAGATTAAGATTCATGCGGGAAGTATCACCAGGAATAACTTCATCGACAAAGAAAGGGTACAGTTTGTCAAATCCCATTGTGTCCTTTGCAGAAAAGGAACGATCAAATTGAGATCGAGCCTGATTTACGGCGGGAATTTGGGCAAAACTATGTTGATTGTTTCGATTACCTAAAGACATAAAACTCCTTTATAATTTTAGACCTTTTGAAAGAAGCGCGAGATTGCGCTTCATAATTGTTTCACGGACTTTATTTCTTGTTATTTGAAGACCACGGAGGCCAATGCGTTTCGCATTAGCTTTTTTATCATCTAGGGAGAGTCGCTCTTCCTTGAGAACAGCTTCATCAACCACCTTTGTTTTAATATGCGTAACATAATGACTCCAAGATTCAGGATGCTTTTGTTTATACCATTTTTCATAATAACGAGGAATACCACATTTGATACCATTATCAAGTACAAGGAATCCATTTTTAAAAACGTCTAGATAATACTTTTCGATCCATCGTTTTCCGATAGCCGATTTACAAGACCTTCGACTGATAGGCGTGAAGTCATGAGTTCCGTCTCGTCCATGTTGGAGCTTTTTAGTAGCGTATCGGGCGACATAACCAGCAGATTCGAAAGTGACTGAGCCAATTTCTGTAATTCCATGTCCCCAGATTTGGTCAAGAGACGCTGAATTATATACTTTATCACCTCGATAATTATTGTATTTATGGTCAAGGTCGTGAGGCTTCCAGTTAAAGATGATTGCATGCCAGTGGGGACGTTTACGGATGTCTCCATATTCACCTGTGACGAAGACACCGATGCGGATTTTTTCATAAAGTTCCTTTCGTAAGGGTTTATCCATAGCTTTCCATAGTTCACGTTGTTCAACTTGAGAGAATTTAGGAAAACAGGATTCTAGAAGTTCTTGGAATAATTTAAATCGTAATTTTTTAACGAATAGCTGAAAGTCAGCATAGACTAAGCGATCAGATTTTAAATTTTCATCCGAATAAGTAAGAGTAATAAAACAATTGTTTTCGTACATAGAAGCCTCATGAACACACCGGACGGCAGTTTGACGAGCAGATTCTAGACGGCAGGAAATACATTTTCCACAAGGTATTTGAAAGGGAGCGTATTCTTTGCTATATTTTTTAGGTGACCAACATAGAGTCACACCATCGGAGAGGAATCCGACAGTTCGGGGGCTTGTGCAGCGCATTGCATGAGTCCTTTTTTTTTGATTTAGAGCCGAATCCCACCGCGAAAGCGGCGACCTGGAATATTTAGTTTATGAATCCCAGTTGCTTTTTTGAATACTTTTTTTGAGTGAGATCGGGCCATTGGTTTACGTTTCATTAAGACGGTCCTTGTTTGGGTTTAGACAGATTATTTGATAATAACTGTCAGTGGGCATAATTACAACAAGGAAAGGATTATGCCCACGGAAACTAGCCAAGGCTAGGTTTGGATTTTAAAGACACAGCTTTTTGAATATGATGAGGAGTGTCAAGAGACTCCAGTTTACCAGTGTTATCGTCGTACTCGCCGATATAGTAAAGATCATAGTCCTCGGGATAGAGGAACATTGAAGATTTATCATCATTAGTTAATTTGTGAAAGGTTCGCTCTGCTTCACCATGCGTTTTTTGGAAGAAGGGAGGATGAAAGATTTCACCTTTTGAATCACGGATAGAATACATTTTTTGAATCATAGAAACTCCTTTGTTTGTACAAGCGACGTGCTTGTAACGATTCCTAAGTTGGTACTTAGGCAGAATTTGTCAATTTTTTTTAAGAATTTGTAAGATTCTTTATCATAAGGGAGCGAGAGTCGCTCCCTAACACCCTCACCACGGGCGCCTTCGCCAGCTCGTCTACAGAGGAAAGAGCGGGAGCGGGAGCGGAGGCGGATGCAGTCGGTAGCTATAGAATAGCGCACCTCACTGATAGAAGAGTAAGATCGGGAACGGACGGCAGTTGTAGCGTTTGAGATCGGGTACGGGAACGGGAACGGGGAAGTGTTTTAGAATTGTAAGAGAGTGGAATATTAGAAGTGAAGAGATAGATAAGGCTTGAATCGGTTATAACGAACGCCCTACCGCGCTAACGCTTGGTTGAATCCTGGGCAGGAAGCCCAGGATTTCAGAGAGAAGATTAGGATTTAGGAGTTTCAGGAATAGGACGAGGAGTTAAAAGACCGAGTTTAACACCCTCATCATAGTTTTTAGGATCCTTCAGAAAGTCGATGACACCTTGGGGTTCATTCCCAAAGCGGGCACGGACTTCAGAAGGTAAGGTCATAAAGGAATCACGAGCGGAAATGACAGTTTGTAAAGCAGAGTCATAATCCTTAACATCCAGAAGATTCGCATATTGACCAGGGGTACGACGAAGATGATCGATCATACCAGTTTTGTGATATTTACGCATAATCGAATTGATGTTGCATTTGTCTTTAAATTGTTGTTGGGCTTCGAGGGCACCTTCTTTAGGAAGGGTACGAACACCAATAGAACCATCGGGCTTTGAATAAATTTGCTTACGGGACATAGATTCTCCTTATAAAAAGAAATTTTGCCAAGCACCTTTAGGGTAGTTGGGTTTTTTGTTTGGTTGTTGATTTTTGTTAGGGGTAGATTGAAAAAATTCTTTAGTCTTTTTGATAATAGGTCTCAAAAGATCATAGGCATCATTTTTCAATTCAGCTTCGGGAATATTTTTTCTGGACACCTTTTCGTCAGTATCTGTTTTGCCTTTCTGGGAACGAATAAGTTCGGTTTCAGCGGACTGTTTTTCCAAAGAACCGAATTTATACATTGCATCCATAGCATTAGATACAAGGCCAGTCA